TGAGCCAGATAGCGCAAAGGCCGGCATCACCGGCCTTTGGATGTCGCAAATGGTGCCCTCGAGACGATTCGAACGTCCGACCTGCCCCTTAGGAGGGGGCCGCTCTATCCAACTGAGCTACGAGGGCGCTTTGATTTTATTGAAGTTTTATTTTTACTGTGCCGTGAAGTGTGCCAACGCGCAAGTTTTCCGACCGCTTCTACACCGTGACCAGGCGCGTGTCGCGCATACTGCTCCGTCACCTTGATCGAGCTGTGTCCCGCAAGGCGTTGCACATCGTACAAGCTCACACCCTGCTGCACGAGGCCAGTGCAGAACGTGTGCCGCGTCCAGTGAAGTGAGCCGGGCAAGCCCAGTGCGTCACGATCCCGCGCGAACCAATCCCCCAGTGTGTCGGGATGGCACAGCGCCAGACGATCATCCCCAAGCCTCTTCAGCGCCATCAGCGCCTCGCTATTCAGCGGCACGGCTCGCCACTTCCCCGACTTTGTGCGCCCCTTGGCCGTACTCTCCACAATGATCTGGCCGTCGCGTATGTCAGTTCTGCACGCTTTCGCCATCTCGGCGCGTCGCAGTCCGGTGTTGACCATGAATCGCCACAGCGGGCCGCGTTCGCAGCCGTAGAGGGCTTTAAGCTGGGCTTGCCGGTAGTAGTCCGGTGCGCGGCTGATGGGTGGTGTTGTGGACTTCACGCGGGCCATCGGATTGATGCGGATCGCACCTAGGCGGACGGCACGGTTGAATGCCGCTTTTGCCAGCCTGACCGCCTTGTTGGCGCTGCCTCGCGCCTCGCGGCCAAGCTCCCACGTTTCGACCTGTCCGGGGTCTAGCCCCTCGGCGGCATGGTTGCCGAATTTCAACAGGAACGGCTTGAACGTGTACCCGGCGCGCTTGAACGTGGTCGGTCTGGCATGTTCATACCACGCCATATAGTCGGCGATGATCTGTGCGACTATCGCGCCGCGCGTCGGCGTTATCAGCCCGCGCAGCTCTGCTTCTTTCTCGGCTTGAATGGCCTGAGCCGCCTGCTTGTCAATCTTCCCGAGACTGCGCCGGAATCGTTCGCCGCCGTCTGACCAGTCAAGGTAGTAGCAGGGGCCGCGCTTGTAGAGTTTCGCCATGTCCGGGCCGTGATCGCTGCATCAAGTGACTGCCGATGGTAGACCTTGCGGCCTCCCGCGTCATTGGCGGGCAAGCGCATGTTGAGGAACGCGCGGACGGAACAGCGGCAATACTTGGCCGCTTCGGGGACGGTTAGCCATGGTTGGTCGCTTGCCGGATTCTGGCTCACTATGGCTGCTCCGGTGTGCATCGGGCTGTTGACGGCACTGGTCGCCAGTGTGTTGGCGTGAAGTAGACGTACATCGAGCCATCAGGGAGCCACCACATAACGCGGCAATTCGGGTCGCGCTGGCTTGCTTTCAGCGTCTGATGATTTCGATCTCCATCCGCATCACGGATGATCGTGTCCACGACTACCCCAATCGGCGCCGTCTCAATTGGCATCCACTCATTCATCGCCAGCTCCTTGCAGGTGGGTTTGGATGGCATCGTGGGTTGAACGCATGGAACATCCTTCGTTCATTACGTTTCGAAGCAGCGCATTCGCCGCAGCGAGGCGGGATTCGGCTTCGTTGTACTGACGTAACAGCATGTCGCGCTGGTCGATAAGGCTCGCTATCTCTGCGTCCTTGGTGCGCACCCTTTCATTTTGTGCGTCGATGCGCGTATTCAATTCTTTTAGCGCATCCTGAACTTCCCGTGACAGCGTCATGGCTTGGACTCCGGTAGCGCGGCGGTGAGCTTGTCGGCGAGCTCTTCACTACACGCGTCATACGCTTGAGATCGGCCCGAGTAATATTCGCCGCTATATCGTCTTTCCTCTGCTGCTCGAGATTCCCACTTAATCACTAGTTGGCGTAGGCTTTCGATGTCCACGTCGTTGGCGCGGGTGTTCCACGCGGCCTTATAAGCGAACCAACGATCATTCACCCGGAAATCGTTGTAGCTGCCGTCCATGCTCTGGCGTAAGTACATGGGTTTGTTTCGCTGCTTGCAAGCGCGCCATGCGCTCGTGGTTTGTACCCACTTCTCAAACTCCGCCCTGCACAGTTCGGCGCTCATCCCTTCGTCTCCGGGGTGGGTGCGGCGGTACCTATCGGGTTTAGCCGTGCGAATTCACCGTGCAATCGGATCGCGGCTTTGTTGTAGGCGTGCGCGGCTTCGTCAGGCGTCTTGTAAGAGCCAAGATAGAGTTTCTTCTTGTCCACGATGATGTGGGCACGCCAGCGGCTTTCATCCTTTGACCACCAGATGCCTTTGCAGCCACTGGTATTGCGCGAATTCAGTCCGGCATTCATCTGGTTCTGCGAATTCGATACTTCGCGCAAATTAGAGATTCGGTTGTCAGTACGATCGCCGTTGATGTGGTCTATCTGACCGATGGGCCAGCACCCGTAATACATGGCGAACGCTGCTCTATGTGCGAGGCATCGGACTTCGTGAAACTTGAGCATTAGATAGCCGTGACTCGTCCTAGAGCCGGACCTATCCCCTGCCTTGAACGATTTTTCTGTGAGCATACGGGTGATAATCCCCGTCTCAGCATCGAAGCGGAAATTCGCTTTGAGGTCGTCAATGCTGCACGTTTTCACGGCTTATCCTTCTCGTGCGCCACTGGCTCGGTAGTGTTGAACCTTGCGAGGAACGCCTTTGCGAGCTTTTCGCCCGCTTGGTCGTAAGCGGTGCCGTTACCTTCGCCAGCTGCCCATACTTCGGCGTGGTAGGCGACAAGAAACGCCTCAACCTCGGCGCGAGTTACCTGCGTTGGCGCTTTCGACAATACCGGCTCACCCATGAAGGTCGGTCCGGTCATCTGGTTAATTTCAGCCATCAGCCGGTCAGAAACTTCCTCAGCCTTGAGCGCACGAGCCTTCCATTCTTCGACGCTGTCGCACGCTGACTTGTAAAGATCAGCATCCACCTGCGCCGCCTGTGCTGGCGGGTGGGTGAATAGCGGTTCGTCATCTGGATAGACCTTAGACGCGCTCATCACTCGCTCACCATCTTCCCTGCCGCCTATGCGCTTGTGGCGAATCGTTCGACGCATCCAAGCCACCGGCACCGCACTCTCATCCACCCCAACCTCACCCCTCGGCAACAGGTGGGCGACGGATTCTAGGGCGGCTCTTCCACACTCTAGAACCATACGTTCGTCGAAAAAGTCACTGGAAAAACGCGCCGCGATAGCTTCGCTAGCCTTCATATAAGCCTCGTCCGTCACCCCCGCCTTCGCCCGCTCGATCTCGGCGAGGAGGTTGGCGTAGGCGGTTAGCATGGCGGCGGTCATTGGCATTGTTTCCCGCTGCTTATTCGCCATCTCCCGCATTTCCTCAACCGTGTACTTAGCGTCCATAGGTTTCTCCTTGGATGGCGTCTTTGCGTGGCGGCCATCTGTCATCACGGAAATTTCTTGCCATCGCATCCTCGGTACGGCGAACCGCATCGGCAATAGCGGTTTCTTTGTCGAAGTCCCTGTAACAATTTTCGTGGTTGACGATGTTTAACCACTGCGTATCCCACAGGCGACATTCAACTTCACGCCGAACATCATCATCGGCGTCGAGGATGGCGATGAGTTCTTCCGAGAATCTACGCTCATGGGTCGCGTAGTCCTTCTCTTTCTCGGCCAAGGACTTGGCAAGTTCGCGCAGGGCGGTCATGATGGTTCCTTCCATTCGCCAGTGTGAATGTTGAAGTCGCGCAGCTGACGCTTGAGCTTAGCCAGCCGGAAACCACTTACCTTGCGCAGCCGCCCATCAAGCATGTCCGCCATGTCGTTGGCGACGTTATCGGCTTGATTCATCGTATGGCGAGCGGTGCTGAACGCCTGTCGGAAATCGTCCCAGTTCATCCCTCAATCCTCTTCGTGGTGGTTAGGCTGCTTACCAGAGCTGCCGCAGCGGGATCGGCGCAAAGGGTATGTCTGAGTCATCTGCAAACCCATTGCTCGCATCGCCGTGCTTATCGCCAGTTCCGTTCGCGATGTAATCGTTGTGATCCTGCCGACTCGGCGAGGAACGCTCCTGGCCCCGTGCCGCACGCTCCGACTTCTCGCTATTCGGCTTCCACGGATCGACAGCGGCGTACCACTTGCCGTTCTGCGACACCTTTACGTCGAAGTTGATCCAGTCGCCGCCCATGCCTTGCAGCGTCGCAATCAAATCCGCGCGCTTGATCGAGCCTTTCGCCTTCACGTATTCCGGCGCTCGTTCGTTCGGAGCCTTGAACGTCAAACCATTGATGAACTGTGCCTCTGCCATGTCATGCCGCCTTCTGTTTGAGTGTCGATTCATACGACGCCACAAGCTGCGCGAACTCCCACAGGTCTTGTTCCATCGCGTTGATGTAGTTGTCGTCGCGCGCAAACTCTTTCCACCACAACTGTTTTCCGACTGGCGCCAACGCGGGGCAGTACAGTCCGATGTGCCACCACTTGCGGCCAGTGATCCACATGCAGCCTTGCGCCTGGTCGAATATGTCGCTGGCATCACCGTCGATATGGAATTGGCGCAGCTTGGACGGGTTGAGGAAACACTTGTATTCCGCACCGCCGTCCTCGCCAATCAGGCCGTCAGCACTCGCGCCGAACAGGTCATCATCAGTTGTGATGAACCCCGCCTCCTGAACGATTAAGCCGGTCTGCATTTCGTGTTCCATGCGCGCTTCCGGCTCAAGCTCATGGCCGCGAGCCATAGCCCATGTCTGGAAACCTTCGTCCAGCGGCTCTCCGCTGATCCGCTCAATGGCGAGACGGAACGCGTAGTCCTTGGATGCGTCGGACCATTCGCCTACGGGCAGTCCAGACAGTGCGCGCGTGATGCCGGTGGCGCGCGGCGTTGTCTTGTACCCGGCAATCTTCGCGGCTTCCTTTTCCGGCACGCCACCACGTACGGCGTAAACAAAAGCCTGCTGCTGATCGGTCAGGCAGCCGACGCGGCTACGCGCTACGCCAAACATGCTTGCCGTGATGCAGCCGGACCGCGCCGCAATCCATTCATCACTGCCCTGATCGCAATGGATGATCTTCATGCTTCAGATTCCACAGCGACCTCGGCAGCCTTGGCTTTGATCGATTCAAGCCTAGCCGTGACGGCATCTTTGAGCCTCGCGTAACCATCGCGGTTGCCTGATTCACGCAACGCATTGCCGCCGAGTTTCCACGTATCCTGCAGGCCATCGGATGTGTCGCAGGCATTGACCTTGCCGATCCACGCGTTCACGTCAACGGGCGGTGCCGGCGCCTTGCTACTGATCCGCAAACCCTCGACCGACTCCTTGCCGAACTTCACGTTCGGATCGACGTAGACCGTGACGCGCACGTTGACCCATTCCTCGATGAACGGCGTGCCGGTCAGGTTCTTCATCTGTTTGCTGTTCGTCGCATTGAGAATCATCGGCTTCAACTTTTCACCGGGCCGCAATTCCTTCTCGACGAAATGCGCCGTGTTGAACAGGTCTTTCGTTTTCTTGGTGTGGTCCGGCTCAAGACGGACATACGCGACCGTGAGCGGTGTCGGCTCGACCAGATCGGCGCTGCTCAGATACGGGCTATCGAACGCCTTGCGGTAATGAGTTTTCGTCTCATCGTTCATATCAAATCCTCTACCGGGATTCCGCCCGGCACGGTGTTGGAATGGGGTGGGGCGTTATCGCGTCCAGACTATGTAACGGCCTCAGCTGGCGAATGCAGTGGCGCTGATCACCCATGCACTCCGATAACTTCCCCGGTGAAAACGAACACAAAAGCAGCCAGCTTTTCGTCTCTACGGATCGGCCTGCCCGCCGACTAGCTGCTTTGGTGTGCACTCTTGGCATCCATGCCGCAGAGAGTGCCGCTGCTCCGGTACTGCGTTAGGGGCCGGAACTCCCCAGGAGGTGCGCGCAGTTCGCGGTTGTTGGGTTATGCCGCTTTCGGCACGAACGCTTCACGCATGTTCGCCAGCCACGATTCGGCCCAGCCAAGCGCGATAGCTGATACCTGATTCGTTTCTGGTGTATCGCCGGTACGAATGGCGGCGAAAAACACTTCGATGGGTCGGCCTGAGTCATGTTCAAGCGACTGATATTCGATGCCGCGTGCATTCGCCAGCGTGCCAACGAGACAGGCACAAGTGCCAGTGTATGTCGAACCATCAACGCTGCCTGACCTGAGTGCATCAATCAGCGCCGGAACCTCTGCGGGCGCCCAAGACAGCACATCGTAGAAGTCGGCTCGGATGGATCGCAGGTTGCTGCCGCTCAGGTTGCTGCCGCTCAGGTTGCTGCCGAGCAGGTAGCTGCCGCTCAGGTTGCTGCCGCGCAGGTCGCTGCCGCGCAGGTCGCTGCCGCGCAGGTTGCTGCCGCGCAGGTCGCTGCCGCGCAGGTCGCTGCCGCGCAGGTCGCTGCCGCGCAGGTTGCTGTCGCGCAGGTAGCTGCCGCGCAGGTTGCTGCCGCGCAGGTCGCTGCCGCGCAGGTCGCTGCCGCTCAGGTTGCTGTCGCGCAGGTCGCTGCCGCTCAGGTCGCTGCCGAGCAGGTTGCTGTCGCGCAGGTAGCTGCCGCGCAGGTTGCTGCCGCGCAGGTTGCTGCCGCTCGCAATGGCACTTTTCACGACAAACCCAAGCTGTAGGCCATACGATTTGCCGGCCATTTCTGCGGAAAGTTCGCAGCTGTATTGAACGGCACCAGTCCAGCGGTTACGAATTTCAAATTTCATGCGATCTACTCCAAAGCAGGAGGAAGAAAATCAGGATCATTCGCCGGCAATCCGGCGACGATGGGGATGATTCGGGCGTGGTCATAACTTGGCCTCGCGGGCAGCAAGCATGGCGTCGGCCTGACTGTATGCGTACTCGGCAATCCTGCTGAATGTTGCGTCAGTGAACAATTCGTTTGGACTGGCAGAAAACCCCTGCATCGCCTTCGCCGCGAAATAATCGCGAAGGGTCATGCCACGGCTATGCAATGCGGCGGGAGAGTTGCCGGCCAGAACGCGCCCTTCTTGCTTTGCAATGAGCAAAGCCCTTTCGTCAGTCCCGCAAGAAAACGCCGGACCACCATCTTTGATCTACTCGCTCACAATCCATCCTCCGCAGCCTGCCGAATCACGATGGGTTCCTTTTCGATCCACGGCTTCAGTGCGCGGAAGAATCGCGGGATCAATGCGGACTGGTACGGCGTCAGTGGAAGCCCAGCAGTCAGCCGCTCGATGATCGGAAACGCGTCGATGGCGTAAGCTGTGACGGCCATGGCCGACTTAACCGCCGCATCGCGTTGTTCGATCGCGTCATCGTCAGCGTGAGCAGCAGATGGCACGTAAGGCAGATCGTCGAACAGCAGCTCACCGACAAAGGTGCGATCCGGGTCGCCATCAATCTGCGCGATCCGCCGCTGGAATGCGCTGTCGTCCTGCTCGGGCGGAAGCATGGCGTCGTAGCGTGATTGGGCTTGGGCGAGGTTCATACACCCCCCCAGGCCACCGGCAGAACCCACGCTGCAAACTTCCACACGGCAAACGTCATGGTCAGCGCGAACACAACGATGACGGGCCAGCGGATCAGTGCAGGAACGGGCTTCGGCACAACTGGCGCGTCAATCACTGTCACTGGCCGGAACGGCAGGCGAGAATCAGCGCGGAACTGACTGCGTTTCGTGGCGATGCGTTGGTCAATCGCGTCACGAGCCACCTTGCGTGCTGCAAGGTCCCGCTCAAGACGGGCCTGAAGCTGGCGATCTGAGAGGGTGTGGAATTCGGGGTTGCGCAGGGGGTTCATGCGACCACCGCCGGCTTGCCGCCTTTGAGCGAATACCAAGTGTCGGCTTTGATGCCGTCACGGCCAGCGATGCCTGCCCATACGGCGATGATCTTTCGATTTTGATCACGCTCGACCAGGAACAGGGCGCAGCCGTTTATGCCGCGCACCCTGCCGTAGTGGCCCGATGCGGTGGCTGCGCCGGAGTGGCCCGATGCGGTGGCTGCGCCGGAGTCGCCCGATGCGGTGGCTGCGCCGGAGTCGCCCGATGCGGTGGCTGCGCCGGAGTGGCCCGATGCGGTGGCTGCGCCGGAGTCGCCCGATGCGGTGGCTGCGCCGTAGTGGCCCGATGCGGTGGCTGCGCCGTAGTAGCCCGATGCGGTGGCTGCGCCGTAGTGGCCCGATGCGGTGGCTGCGCCGGAGTGGCCCGATGCGGTGGCTGCGCCGTAGTGGCCCGATGCGGTGGCTGCGCCGTAGTCGCCCGATGCGGTGGCTGC